CTACCATACTGTATGTCAGCAACCCACCAGCCTTTAGTGTTGACCTTAACAATGGCTATCGCTGTTTCATCCAGTTTAGAATTCTTTGTCTTATTCGTCTGAGATGAATCCGTAAAGCCACATAGATCCACCGCAATGAAGTAGTTACCGTCTTCAGGTTCTTCGTCACTGATCTTAATCCATTCATCTTTAAAGATCTCCGACTGTGCAGCCTCAAACGATGCCATAAACTCTTGTCTAAAAGCAAAGCTAGACATTGATCCTCTAGCAGCTTCAATCTCTTCAGGATCTAACAATGGATTATCAAAGCTAGTGAAGTGCCATGCCTTGTAATGTTGATCCTTACCGCTATCACCTAACTTATACAGTTCATAGAAATGGTTTCTACCCATTGGTGTTCCTATGAACATTGCTCTACCCTTCTGATCCGCTAAAGCAGGCCTAAGGATTTGTTCGAACACCTGTGGCTTCATGTCTGCATACTCATCCATTACTAAGTATTTAAGACTGACACCACGCATAGTCTCTGGTCTATCAGCACCCTTTAGCGATATCATCGCTCCATTCACCAACGTAATCTGCATGTTATTGACATGACTACCTTTAATGACCGGATGGCCTAGCTCTAACAGCGTAGTCCACATAATATCTCTAGCTTGACCCTGCGTTGGTGCTACATACCAGACATGACCTTTATCAGTCTGTAAAGCCTCTATAATCAGTGTCCAAGCTGCTAATCTTGACTTACCTGTACGTCTACCAGCAGCGATGATCTTAAACCTTACAGGGTCTTTAAAGACCTCTTGCTGCCACGGTAGTAACTTAACTTGTAGATCCATCGTCTTCTTCTTCGTAATCTATCAAAGTAGTTTCTACGTCAACAGGTTCATGCTCAATCATCTCTACTGGATTGTCATTTACTCCAGTGATGTTGATGGTAATGGCTCTAGAGCCTCCAGCAACACCTTTATCCTCAAAGTAACTTACTGGCAACATCCTATCAACACATAACTTCAGTGCTGCCATCTGATCCTTATCCTCATCATTCAGAGCCTTATGCACTATCTTCCTGATGATAGCCTGTGAGTGTGTCAGCAACAGCGAAGCTGTTAGTTCTTTAATCCTTGCTGCTTCACCAGGAGGTCTACCTCTTTTAGCTCTTTTGATGTACTTTTGTACTTCTTCTTTCTTTGGTCTTCCTCTTTTTCTTTTTTTCGCAGGCACTTTCTTTTCTTCATTGACTGCCACGACATCCTGGCTGACCGATGAAGGTAGCGAACAAAGATCAGATATAACTTCAGTTTTAATTTCGGACATCACTACCTCTATATAGTTTCTCTGCCGGAAGGCAGGACTGTAAGGTGTATATAATTTTATGTATCTACAATGTAGTGTATGACGATAAGTTATATGTCTACTATTATTTAGTTTTTATACGATGTTTTGTTCATAGCCTACATAGAAGTATCTATTCTAGCATATTTTTAAGAGTTTGTCAAGTTATTTCTTCATATTCAGTGCAGAATCTGTGTTTGAACCAGTGCAGATTCAGTGCAGACTATACAGCAATCAAGGCTTTAGCGGGACTCCATTAACATGGTGTCATAGGCTCCGCAGAGGCTTTATAGATAACTCATTGATTCTTAACAGATTTCTTAATAGTAATGGATTATCAGTAATATTGTCTATTTTGCTCTTTTTTGTGGCTAAGTAGCACCACAACAATCTACACCACAACTCAACCCCTCCCCCTATGCCGTATACTGTATACAGAATACAATAGAGATTGTCGTTAGGATGACAATTCAATCTACAAAGTCATAGATTGTCACTACGACGACAATTCATTATATGAAATCATAGATTGTCGTTAGGATGACAATTGAGTCTGTGCAGGGTCTGTGCAGGTAACTGTGCAGGCTTGAGAGTGTATCGATGAAGCACCACATAGATACACCTAAGCCAGTGCAGATGTTCCACGTGAAACGTTGTATTCGAACAACACTACCGTTCATCCTTGGCTATTGTCCGTTCGTCGGATAGGCCTGAAATGCCATTGACAACGCAAAATCAGCTAGGTAGTATGCATACATCAATAAACAACTAGGAGTAAATCAAATGAGCATACTAAAGAAAATTGAAATAGCAGCTGCAGTAGCGCTAACAGTTTTCATCGCTGGCACTGCTATCGGTTTAATGGTACTGTGTACAGTAGCAAAGCTTAGCGGTGCAATGTAATATCAACAAAGGGTCGAAAGGCCCTTCAATCAATAAACAACTAGGAGTAAATCAAATGGTAAAAATCAGTGTTACATCCAAGCTTGACGGTATTCGATCATGGTCCCTTCAGGCATTGGATACATGTCCGGGTTCGAAGGCTAGCGATGGATCCTTAGTTGATGCTTGCAAAGGCTGTTATGCAACGGCAGGTAACTATTATCGACCCAATGTCAAAGCACCAAGGATCCACAATAGGGAAGATTGGCAGCGTGATAGTTGGGTTGACGACATGGTAAAAGCTTTAGACTCGGATCGCTACTTTCGCTGGTTTGATAGTGGCGACATGTACGCTATCGGTTTAGCAGAGAAAATGCTTCAGGTTATGCAACGCACACCATGGGTCAAACACTGGTTACCAACTAGGATGCACAAATTCACTAAGTTTCAATCAATCATCGACAAGATGGATGCATTGGACAATGTTGTAGTGCGTCGATCATCGGATTCTATTGTCGGCGAAGTATTGGATGCACCATGGTCGAGCACCATTGCAACAAGCTTTGATGCTAATAACATCAAGGTTTGCGAAGCATACCAGCATGAGGGTAAGTGTAACGGCTGCCGTGCTTGTTGGGATAAATCAGTAAGCACTATTGGCTACATTGCTCATGGTGTTAAGATGTCAAAAATAATCAAACTAAAGGTAATCTAATGGAAAACTTTAAGATTGTCGGTTACTTGGTAACCTATAGACTGTTCGCTGACGGTTTAACGCATATGGATCAATTCCACACGCTAGACTCTGCCGAGGATTTTGTTGACACTAGCGATCTTGCAGAGTACGTTATCAACCCTATCGTAGACTTATCTGGAGAATAGACTATGCAATCTAGTGATCTTGTATTATATCTCGGTGGCAGTGCTTTCGGTGTATTGTTCGCTGTACTTATCTTTTTAGGGGTTTAACATGTATTGGTGCGATTCTTACGGCCTTATCGAGCTTAACATCACTAAACAACAAGCTCATATAGGCTACCATCAAGGACAATGTGATAATGACATTAAGGAGCTTAGGGGTGTTCCTAGTATCAAAAGACAACTAGATAAGCTTAAACCTGAGATTGTTTCCCTTGTTTTAAAAGACTATGGTGCATGGGATGGCACTGACTTATCCGATCATGATGATAACCTTGACCGCCTATTATGGATTGCTTGCGGTGATATTGTAGAAAACAACGTTTAGGAAAATACTGAAAACATGATTCAACTATATTTCAATGGTAAACCCTGCGAGATAGTCAGTAGGGACTCTACAGACGGTACAGTCTGTATACGCTATGCTGCTGACCATCCTAATTGGCCATTCCCTAATTATACGTGGGTTAATCCCAGCGTATTGTCTAAGCTTAGGCAGTCTAAACACGCTAAGCGATTAGAGGCTCTACAAGGCGTTGATGATGCTCCAATGTAGGTAGGTGTCACCTTAGCCTAGATCGTCGATTCTAGGCCTGTTTTAATCGATTCTAGAGGGTATTCTATGACTAAAGAGATGTTAGATGAGTTACTGTACCTGATTGAGCTTCAAATCAAGGCTAACATTGCTTTTGCATTAGGTCATGCTGATGCTGCGGACAAAGAAGCAGAAAGGGAGCATGTTCAGTATTACAGACTTGTTTCCCTAATTGAATCAATGAGGGATGATCTTAAATGAGGTGTCTCAGCTGCAATGAAGCCTTAAGTGACTACGAAGCCTCTAGGCGTAGTGTTCGAACACACCAGTATATTGACTTATGCAATGATTGTTTTCGTTATGTCCGAGATGATATCGCTGCTGTTGGTAATGTACGATTAATCAATGAAGGAGATGATGACATTGTAAGCAAACGTAACATTGATGAAGAATGACTTGACAACTTTGGTTTTCTCTGATACCCTAAATCTATATAGTCTATGTAGGCTACTTAGGCTATGTACTAAGTATATACTATGTATAATATTTAATATATACTTAGTACTTAGTCTAAATAGTCTATGTACAGTAGGGCTTAACATAAGGATTGTTCGAAATGTACCCTGATGATGAGTTTTTACCTGAAGAAGCCTTTGACTACACTAAAGGTGAATATGAAGATATGCATGAGGATCACAATGTCAATGATGTGTTAAATCGTTTTGTTCGCTTATGTCAAGAGTATGGTTTTTACTTTATGATGCGTCAGTTAACTAAGGCTTTGAATGCTAAAGGGTTCAACGTATGAGAAAGCTTATACAGCCACGAAAGCGTAAGGTTAACCCTTACGTAGCCTACCTAGAGAATCATGGCCGTCATGCCACCTTAGAAGACCTCCTAGAGGCATTCCCTGACAAGACATCTAAGCAGATAAGAGACTCGATGTCTAAGTTAGTTGATAACTACACTGTTGATAGGGATATTAGGAAGGATGATCACCAATACTTGATATCGTACTCACTAGGTGGATACAACACCAGAGACAACACTGGTATCACTATGAGTGGTGATCACAACATGTATCAAAAAACTAAGTCATACCTTGATGACTTTGAGTGTCCAAGGTGTGGGCATTGTTGCCAAGCACTGGAGACAGAGCGTGAATGGATCGGACTGACTGATGAAGAGATTCAGGACTTGAGTTATCTATCACAAAAAATTGATGCAAGTAACTCGGAGTGGTTTGATCGTTGGGGTTTTTCAAGAGCCATTGAAGCCAAGCTGCGGGAGAAGAATCATGGATAGAGAAGCTATGCAGATGGCGCTAGAGGCTTTGGTGGAAATCAACAAGTTGAGTATTGGTGAAAACGCCATCTGCCTGCCAGCGGAGATCGATGGTGCAATGGACGCCCTGCGTCAAGCACTGGAGACAGAGCAAGAGCCGGTGGCGACAGTGACAAGTGAGTCAGGAAATCCGAATTTATCAATGTCATGGTGGCATGAGCCAGCATTGCCAGTCGGCACAAAGATCTACACATCCCCACCAAAGCGTGAATGGGTTGGGCTGACCGCAGATGAAATCTGGAAATGCAACAAAGCAAAGAGTGGCAGTGCTGTTGAGTTTCACATCTGCTATGAACATCAGAACGTGGAGGATTTTGCTCGCGCCATCGAAGCCAAGCTGCGGGAGAAGAACAAGTGGTAAATATCGTAACAGGACTACGACTCAAGCTAAAGGAGAAGAATCAGTGAACTACTTAGCCACGCATGTTGGCTGTGATGATTGTGGATCTAGTGATGCATTGTCCGTATCTGTTAATGATAAAGGAGAGACTTGGTCACACTGTTTTGCTTGTGGT